TCGCTCTCTGGGGCTGGTTCCTTTGTATCCAATTTGTTAGCCTACCATTCCTTCCATTGATAGGAGTTCTCATCAGAGGCCGTCTAGGGAGCTTAGCAGCTCTCAAAGAAGGCGCAGGGAAAGTCCGAATTGTGGCGATTACCGATTGGTGGACTCAAGTCTTGTTCCGGCCACTCCATGATGGTCTGTTTTCCATGTTGAGGTTAATTCCTCAGGATGGGACACACGATCAGTGGAAGCCGGTCCAGGATTGGGTCATACCACGGATTCGCCTCGGGTCTCCATGCTTCTCTTTTGATCTCTCTAATGCAACGGATCGACTTCCAGTCGCGGCGCAAAAGCAAGTGCTCTCCCTTTTATTTGGGAAAGTATTCGCTTGGGCGTGGAGCGTTCTGTTAGATCGTGATTGGTGGTTTCAAGGGAAGCCTATCCGCTATGCGGTGGGCCAACCTATGGGAGCATACTCGTCTTGGGCGATGTTAGCAGTCATACATCACATAGTGGTGCAATTGGCTGCAATGCGTTCAGGGTGGGTAGGGTGGTTTCCATATTACGCCGTCGTCGGTGATGACATAGTCATTGCCGATGCCGGTGTAGCGGAACACTACCTGTCGATTATGCGGACTTTCGGAGTATCTATCTCGACTCACAAATCAATTGTGAGCGAGACAGGACTCTTAGAGTTTGCGAAGCGATGGTTCTCAGGAACTCGAGGTGAATTGTCCGCGCTGGGACCAGGATTACTCCTGGCCACAGTTCGGAACATTTACTTCTTGCCAGTTTTGATTGTACAGATGTTCCAACGCGGTTGGTTAGTCTTTCCAGAACATGTTGAGAGATTCATTGAGTATGCTAGGAAGATCCGAAAGAACATTTCAGATACTACCCTAACTCTCATGATTGCAACTGTCCTTGGTCCAAGTGGTCTCCTGGGAGGTCAATCTGGCCATGTTATCGCTTGCGCGAAGCTATGGTTCACGAGATTAACCGGGAGATCACTGGAACTTTCCTACCCCCTCGTTGACTTGGCTTCTAGCCTCGCCTTCGCGGGAATGTGGAAAGAAAAGGCACGTGCTCCAGTTACAGAACTCCGGTACTTTCTCCTTAATTGGTTTAAGTGGCCGGTGTTCCGTTTCCGGATGCGCGTGGTCGCTGGGATACTCTCAATCCCATCGATTTTGGTATCGCCGGCATTTTGGGTGTACTTGGGAACCCTCCTCCGAGCCGTATGGCTACGGAACGCTCATCTCGACCAAATCCTAGAGGACTTCCATTCGGGAGCCCTTGCGGATCGGTATGAGGCAGCTACACCAGAGACGTTCAAGTTGGACTTGCCAGAAGCACCAGCTCCTCTTGTCTCCATTAATTGGAAACAAAGGAAGGTGCTTTCCGACCAGTTCGTAATGATGGAGAAACTCCAAAAGAAGGTCACTGAGCTTCTCGCTCAGCAGGACGCACTTCACGTTTCAACTGCATTGGTGCAGTATCGCGATGGTACGTCTTCTACCTCTTAGTGGTGATCTCACATATATACTTATAGTCGGGGTCTAACAAGCCCTTTGAAGCCTCCCGGTGTTCTAGCCTCACGGTGAAGACAAGCGATAAAGGAGAAATCCCTAACCTTGCTGAACATCAGTTAATGAGTTCTTAAGACTATTCGTATGACCAAGTGCAGGCGTTATGGAGGATCGAATACCTCCGCCTAGCCTAAAACCAGTGTTTACTGGGGGGTGTGCTAGGTTCCGTCCCGG